CAAATGCCGATCTTCAATTTTCACCACCAGAAGGAGTCAATATTCGAAAATCTTCAGATATCATTACCTTAGATTATGCAGAACGTGAATGGTTTAAACAAACCTTTGCAACAAGAGCTGAAAGTGTGACCCCATTTTTGGTTAGTTTTTGGCAAGGGACTGTAGAACTTACTCCCTCATCTGATACTTGGGTAGACACTACAAGAATCGAAGCAAAAATAATTAAAACTGAAGGAAATTATGCAGAAACTCTTTCTAAAGCAAGTAGAACTTTAAATGTGGATCCACAGACAGGATTTTCACCAACAATATGGAATTCTTGGCAAACAAATTGGACCGGTCAAGAAGTCACTCAAAATACAAGAGAAAGAACTGAAACTACTACCAGTGGTGGACGTTGGGGCGCAAGGGGTCTTAGAGGTAATGAAGACTTAACTGGAGGAGAATGGATTACTGATTCTACAACAACAGTACTTAAAGATACTTTAAAAGAAGTTAGAGATACTGGAATACAAACAAGAACTGGAACAAGAACTATTGTTACTGAACAATTTGATGTTTCATCTGCTGGTGATAGAGTTGTAAGTCGAAATCTTGTTTCGTTTATGAGATCAAGAAATATTCAATTTATTTCTAAAAAAATCAAACCACTTACTCAACTATACGCATTTTTTGATGGGGTTAACGTTACAAAATACTGTGTTCCTAAACTTTTAGAAATTAATATGATATCTGGTGTCTTTCAAATTGGAGAGACTGTTATTGGAACAGTTACAAACACTGGATTGAGCCCAAGCATTACAAATACAAACTCACGAATAACTTTTAGAGTTGCTCAACCAAATCATAAAGAAGGTCCTTACGATGCAGCAGTAACAACTTTTTCGTTGAATCCTTATACAAATCAAGTTCTTCAGGGAACATATTCATCAACATCAAATATTTTGAATGTTGATACATTTTCACTATCAAATCAACCTCAAGGGCAATTTAGTGGAAGAGTTGAAAGTGGAATGATTCTTAAGGGAAGTACGAGTGGTGCTCAAGCAACAATTACAAATGTAAGGTTGATTTCAGACATATCTGCAACTTTAATTGGAAGTTTTAACATACCAAATCCAAATAATAATCTTCACCCAAAATTTGAAACAGGATCAAAAGTTTTTACAATCATTAATAATGATTTAAATGATCAAAATGTAGCAACGACAATTGCTGAAGAAGGATTTACTTCGAGTGGGACTTTAGAAACTGTTCAAGAAAATATTATTTCTGTAAGAAATGCAAGAATTGAAAATAAACAAGAATTTGAAAGCAAGGCAGTTTCAAGAACAACGGGAACACAAGTTATTTCAACTCAAATAGTTTCTCAATCAACCAAACAAAATGTTGAAATTGTTTGGTATGATCCTCTTGCACAATCATTCTTAGTAGAAGACAGCACAGGAGTATTTTTAACTAGATGTGATGTATTTTTCAGAACAAAAGATGATACTGATATTCCTGTAACTTTTCAAATCAGAACTATGAATGGAGGATTTCCAACAAGAAAAATTCTTCCCTTTTCTGAAATTATATTAGAACCAAATCAAGTTTCCACATCAAATGATGGGTCTGTTGCTACTTCTTTTCAATTTAAATCACCGGTATATCTTGAAGGTGGTCAAGAATATTGTGTTTGTCTTGCATCAAATTCTACAAAATATAGTGTTTATATTTGTAGAATTGGTGAAAGTGATCTTTTAACTCAGACCTTTATTTCAAATCAACCAACTTTAGGTTCTCTATTTAAATCTCAAAATGCCTCTACTTGGGAACCAAGTCAATGGGAAGATTTAAAGTTCACACTCTACAGGGCTGATTTTATTGAATCTGGATCTGTAGAATTCTACAATCCTGAATTGGCAGAGGGTAACAATCAAATTGCAACTTTACTTCCAGATTCTTTGAAATTAAATTCAAGAAAAATTAGAGTGGGATTGGGAACCACAGTACAAGATAGTGAACTAACTCTTGGAAATACTGTTCTTCAATTAGGAAGCAATGCAACCGGTAATTATGTTGGAAGTGCAGGAATAACAACAGGAACATTAAATGTAATTAATGCTGGAATTGGTTACACTCCATCATCAGGATCTGCCACATATAATTCCGTAAATTTAGACACAATAACCGGAAATGGAAAAGGAGCAACGGCAAATATAACAATATCAAATGGTTCAATTGTATCTACCGGAGTCACAATTGTGTCTGGTGGGTCTGGATATCAAGTTGGTGATGTTCTTGGAATTACAACGATTGGTAATCTCTCAATTGGACAAAACGCAAGATTTTCTGTTGGCATTATTACAGGAGTTAATCAACTTATTCTTGATAATGTTCAAGGAGATTTTATAGTTGGATCTGGTAAAACTGTTCAATACATTAATAATTCTGGAATTACTACAACTTTAAATTCTGCTTATGGGGGAAATGTCTTAATTTCTACCATTGATGTGGTAAGTGATGGATTAAGTATCGTGGTAAATCATAAAAATCACGGAATGTATTCAAACACAAATCTGGTATCAATTTCTGGAGCAATTTCTGATGTTAAACCAACGAAATTAACATCAGGCTATACTTCAGATTCCACATCAGCAATTCTTGTTGATGATTCTTCTTCATTTTCAACTTTTGAAAACGTTGGTGTTGGAACAACAAATGTAGGATATCTTTTAATTGGAAATGAAATTATTTCATATACATCAACCTCTACTGGTTCCATTGGTGGTCAAATTGTAAGGGGTTTAAATCCAATTAATTATGTAACTGGAACTCCAGTTTATAAGTATGAACTGAGTGGAGTTTCTCTAAGAAGAATTAATAAGACACACGATTTATCTGTTGTAACCACAGCAAATTCAATTACATTTGATTCTTATACAATTAAATTAGATACTTCATCGAATACTGGAACAGCAAGAAGCACATCATCTGGATATCCTACTCTTTATTTAAATCAAACAAAATCTGCAGGAGGATATAATGTAAAGGCATCACAAAATATGCCATTTGAAATCATTACTCCAATAGTACAAAACGTTACTGTAACTGGAACATCATTGAGTTCAGAAATCAGAACAATAACTGGATCCAGTATTAGTGGAAATGAAATACCATTTATTGATACTGGATTTGATAATATTACATTAAATCAAGTAAATTATCTTGATAGTTCAAGAATAATTGCATCGAAAGTGAATGAGACTCAATATCTTTCTACACTTCCAGGCAATAAATCATTGAATTTAAGAGTGTTCTTAAATACAGTTGATAGTAGACTGAGCCCAGTTATTGATACTCAAAGAGTAAGTGTAATATTAACTTCAAATCGAGTCAATAGCGTAATTTCAAATTATGCAGAAGATTCAAGAGTTAATGGTATATTTGATGATCCGACTGCATTTCAGTATCTTTCAAAAGAAATTACTTTAGAAAATCCAGGAACATCAATTAAAATATTACTCAGTGCATATAATAATCTTTATTCTGATATTCGTGCGTTTTATGCAATCAGTGAAAATGAAAACTTTAATCCCATTTTTATTCCATTTCCAGGATATGAAAATCTTAATAGTAAAGGACAAGTAATCAATGTTCAAAATAATAATGGACATCCAGACATATTTGTTCCATTAACATCAAATACTGGATTTTTACCGACTGATGTTTCGTTTGCCGAATATATATTTACTGCAGATCAATTACCTGCATTTAGATCTTATCGAATCAAAATTATTATGACATCTACAAATCAAGTTTATGTTCCAAAATTTAAAGACTTAAGAGTACTTGCATTAGCATAATATGAAGTATGAAAAAGTTGAAGGTTATTCTCACCTTTTAAGAGACTCTAAAACAAATTCAATTGTTAATACAAATATGATAGAATATCAAGAATATTTAAGTAAAAGAAATATGAAAACGAATGAAAATGAAAAAATAAAAAACCTTGAAGACGATGTTGCTAATATAAAAAATGATCTTAGTGAAATAAAATCTTTATTGAGGAGTTTAGTCAATGAATCCAGATGAAATTAGACTTGAAAATTTAAATAAAAATTTTGAATACTTTAAAATAAGCACAGAGATAGATAGTATTAATGACATTGAAACTGCAAAGGATTTTGCAAAATGTTACTGTAAATTATATTTGAAACAACAAGAGGTTATTTCATCTTTAGGTTCTATCAAATAATAATTATAGATATGAAGATATTTCTATAAATATTTAAAAAAGATAAAAAAATAAATGGCACAACCATCATCAAGACAAAGTTTGATAGATTACTGCAAAAGAAAACTGGGAGAACCAGTTCTAGAAATTAACGTTGCAGATGAACAAATTGATGATTTGGTTGATGATGCTCTTCAACTTTTTAATGAAAGGCATTTTGATGGAGTAACTCAAATATATTTAAAGTATCAAATTACTCAAGAAGATATTGATCGTGGTAGAGCTCCTGCAGGAAATAACACAACCGCAGGAATAGTTACCACGACAGCATCTGCAACTATAGTTGGAACCGCAACAACTTTTACATATAAAGAAAATAGCAATTATCTACAAATACCTTCATCAATTATTGGAATTAATAAAATTTTCAAATTTGATGGTTCTAATACCGCTACAAATAATATGTTCAGTGTAAAATATCAATTATTTTTGAATAATATTTACTACTGGGGTTCAACCGAACTTTTATCATATTCAATGGTAAAAACTTATTTGGAAGATATTGACTTTCTTCTCAATACAGAAAAACAAATCAGATTCAATCAGAGAATGGATAGGTTATATTTGGATATTGACTGGGCGAGTGTAAATATTGGAGATTATTTAGTAATTGATTGTTGGAGACTTCTTGATCCAAATGATTTTTCAAGAGTTTGGAATGATTCATTTTTAAAACTATATTTAACATCACTTATCAAACGTCAATGGGGACAAAATTTGATCAAATTTCAAGGTCTCAAACTGCCAGGTGGTGTTGAATTGAATGGTAGACAAATTTATGATGATGCTCAAAAAGAAATTGATGTAATTATGGAAAAAATGTCAAATACTTATGAGTTGCCTCCTCTAGATATGATAGGATAATCAGATGCTCAATCCATTTTTTCTACAAGGATCCGAAAGTGAAAAAAACTTAATGCAAGATTTGATTAATGAATCAATTAAAATTTATGGTGTTGAGGTTCATTATTTGCCAAGAAAATATATTACAGAAAAGACAATCTTAAAAGAAGTTATTGAATCTGTTTTTAATAATGCATACCCAATAGAAGCATACATTAATAGTTATGATGGGTATGGAGATAATCCTACAATACTTTCTAAATTTGGAATTCAAAATTTAAATGAATTGACTTTAGAAATTTCTAGAGAAAGATTTGAAACTTACATTTCACCACTAATAAAGAATTTTAGCAATATCAAATTATCAAATCGACCTAAAGAAGGAGATTTGATATACTTCCCTCTCGGGGATCGTTTATTTGAAATCAAATATGTAGAACACGAAAAACCATTTTATCAATTACAAGGAAAATACACATATCAATTAACTTGTGAACTTTTTCAATATGAGGATGAGGTTATTGATACTGGAGTTGATGAAATTGATGATATTTCTGGAGGATCTGATGATAATGATCCAGATAATCCTTTCGTTCCTCTTGGTCCGATTCAAACACTAACTCTCGTTGGAACTGGAGTAACTGCGACTGCAATAGCAAACATTGTATCTGGAGGAATTCGATTCTTTACTGTTACAAATAGGGGAGGTGGTTATTCAAGTGCTCCTAGAGTTGCAATATCATCTGCACCGCCAGGAGGAATGACTGGTATTGGGTCTGCAACAATGATTGAAGGAATTGTTGTCTGCACTGATAATATAAATCCAAATTTAAAATCCGTTCAATCCGTTGAGGTTATCAATTCTGGTTTTGGTTATACAGTGGCACCAAAAGTTGCATTTTTTGGAGATGGTACAGGAGCAGCAGCAACTTGCACAATTGGTAGCGGTGTAGTTGGCATTATTACCATTACAAGCGGTGGTTCTGGATATGTGGACACACCCACAATTACATTTACTGGTATTTCAACCGTTTCTGCTGCTGCAACTGCCGTAGTAAGTTCTGCGGGGACGATTAGTCAAATTCGCATCATAAATGCAGGATTGGGATACACACAATCTCCTATCATTACGATTGGAAATCCACCGTTTACCTCTACTGGAAACTTTATTTTTAATGAGATTGTTGTCGGGTCTGCAAGTTCAACGAAAGCACGAGTCAAATCTTGGAATTCTGTAACGAATATACTTGAAGTATCAAATGTTACTGGTGAATTTCAAATTGGGGAAAATATTGTAGGTACTGCCTCAAGTGCTTCTCACAAACTTCGTTCAATTAATGTTTACCCACCAGATAATGGTTATTCTTCAAATGAAAAAATAGAGAATGAAGCAGATCAAATTATAGATTTTAGTGAAAGAAATCCGTTTGGTGTCTAATAAATTATTAGACAGTTAAATAGTACTATATGTTACTTATTATATGTTTGATTACTTTTACCACCAAATCTTAAGAAAAACCGTTATTGCATTTGGTTCTCTCTTTAATGATATTACAATTAAACACACAAATTCTGCAAATGAAATTGTAAGTGTTATAAAAGTTCCTCTTGCATATGGACCAACGCAAAAGTTTTTGGCAAGATTAGAACAGTCTCCAGATTTAAGCAGTCCAACTCAAATTACATTGCCAAGAATGTCTTTTGAACTTACTGGATTGACATATGATACTGCCAGAAAATTAACTACGACACAAACATTTTTATCAAAATCAGTTACTGACGGAACTGAAACTAAAAAAACTTATATGCCAGTTCCATATAATTTGCAATTCGAACTGTCTATAATGTCAAAGTTGAACGATGATTCTCTTCAAATCATCGAACAAATTCTACCATATTTTCAACCATCTTATAACCTTACAATTAAACTCGTTGATGAAATTAATGAGAAAAGAGATATTCCAATTATTCTTGAAAATGTTACGATGCAAGATGATTATGAGGGAAATTTTGATAAAAGAAGAGTATTAATTTATACTTTGAGATTTACTGCAAAGTTATATCTTTTTGGACCAATTTCAACAGTAACAAAAGATATTGTCAAGAAAGTATCCATCAATTACATTACTGGAGATACTACAAATACTCCCAAGAGGGAAGTTGTATATTCTGCAGAACCGAGAGCTATCAAAAATTATACTGGCACTGTGATTACAAATATTACAAATGATATTACAACTGAAGATGTTTTAATTACTGTAAATAATGCATCTTCTATTTCTGCAAATACTTATCTTGATATTGAGGGTGAAGAAGTATATGTAAAATTGAAATCTGGTAATGTTCTTACTGTAGAAAGGGGAAGAGATGGTACAACAATTACATCCCATCTTGCCGGAGCACAGGTTAAATCAATCACGAGTGCTGACGATTTATTAATAGAAGAGGGAGATGATTTTGGATTTAGTGGATCTATAACTTCACCATAATGACAGAAAAGAGTGAGTCAAAAAAATTTAATAAATTAAATGAAATTTTTAATGTTTCGGGAGAGGTAGTGGAAACTGAAATTATAAAAGAAACTCACGAAAATAAAATTGATGAGATTTCAAATTCAATTCAAGATATTAAAAAAGATTATGAGTATACAAGAGGAAATTTATATTCTTTAATTGAGAAGGGTCAGGAAGCAATTAATGGAATTCTACAGTTAGCTCAAGAAAGTGAAATGCCTCGTGCGTATGAAGTTGCTGGACAATTAATTAAAAATGTTGCAGATGCAACTGATAAATTAATGGATCTACAAAAAAAACTCAAAAATATTGAGGAAGACAAACAACCTCGTGGACCAACAAACGTTACACAGGCATTATTTGTAGGGTCAACAGCAGAATTATCAAAACTTTTAAAGAAACAATCTAATAATTCAGAGAAATAAATAGAAATAGTAAATATACATAACTTTTTACTGAGATGAAAAAGCAACTTTCTTTAGTAGAAAAAATCTTGAGTGAAGAAAATTGTGGTGAAGGAAAATCAAAAGGACCAACAGAAGAAGATCTTCGTGACTGGTTTGGTAAGTCCAAATCTAAAGATGTGAATATTGATGAGGCAGGTTCTCTTCATCATTGGTTTCAAGGTTCTAGTGGAATAACTAAATCTGGAAAAAGAGTAAAAGGATGGGTTCAGGCAGATGGTTCTCCA